GCGAATGTCGCGTTGTTTAGCTCCGTGCTGGTAGGTGCAGCTGGGTTAGCTAGACCTTCGTAGTCTACGACAACGATTTTAACGTTGCCGCGTAGCAGTTTTGAGGGCACTTTACTTTACGTCCTTCTTGTCGAGAGCAACCTCGATAGTGTCAGGGCTGACCGTAACAACCTTGCTGTCGTCAGCGTCTTGCTTGGCACGCTCGCTGGGAACCAGCTTTAGGTGCGGGAATAGCGCAGCAGCATCCTCTGGATACTCCACAATCTCACCTGTGATGGTGTCGTGGTAACGCTTGAATAGATTAGTCATATTTGTCCCTAAGAGTCTCTACTAATTATAGCATGTAATTAAAACTGCATATTAGTTTGGTGTCTGAATGTGGTGCCGTGTACGTAGCGTGTTGGTCCAAGATCAGTGTCAGCGAAGTTGAACCCACCTTGTATAGTCAGAGGGGTTGAATCAGCTGGTATAAACCCGGTAAGCTTGACGCGTACTTGGTCCTGAAATTCCCGACTAAGGCGATCATTCGGTGCCACCACGTACACTGTCGTATTCGTCAGTAGCGAGTTATATTCCACAGGGCCGATGCCCCGCTCCGAACCTTCATAGCTTGTACCGAACTGCACAGTGCAGTAGGGTATGAACAAACCATTAGATTGCTCTACAGGCTGTTCGGCATTCGTGTAGGGTCCTTCGTAAACGTCGAGCCCCTGAATAGTTTGCACTTCTGCTAGAATGGCATCCTGTACTGCAACTTGAGAAATCATTACTTCAGGTACCCCCTCACTACATGCGCTTCCAGCCACAGGTCAACCTCACCTAGGGAGTTCATGCCCTGCACTCCATTGCTGGTACCGAATTCCTGGAAGAATGCGTAACCGGGTGTACCGTTTAGCCAGCCTACGCGCAAAGTAATATTGTTCTTAGCTCGTGAGCCTTCAGCTTTAGGAATGTTCTTACGTACCTGGAAGGTCACAGAATCGTACATAGACTTACCTGCTCCCCTGCGTTCCACGGTGCCTCGAATACGGCCAGCAGTTGTGCGCTTTCCCGCCGCCTGTGCAGCACGACCTGTCTTAGTTTCAGACTTTTCTATAGTTTCGCGCATTACCTCTACAGCTTGACTACCCACATTTTCAAAGCGGTTGGCAACACGATCTGAAATTACTCCAGGTCGCCCATTCAGAAATCGTCTGAAGTCTCCGAAGTCAGCGCCAGTAACACGGTAGCGGTCTACACCGCCTTTAAAATATTTCTTAGCCATGCTTCTGATCTACCTCACAAATTAACTGAGTAGCCCAGTTCAGTGTCCCTGCAATGCTGCCGCGAACCTCGAAACTGTAATCTTCCAGTTCTTCGTTGTTGTCGGTGCTGATCACCGTTACCCTGTCCCCCGTGCGAATACCTAGGTCTTTACCCGCTACCTGAATAAGTACAAGCTTTCGTGAGGTTGGGTCAAGCCCTACCTCAATGTCGAAGTTCAGACCATATGGCTGCACACGGGCTGACCCAGTAAAGATTTCATCCCATGGGTCCGTGTACGTCTTAGTCGCTTTGTCATAGACAGGCTCGCCTGGTATCCTGCGGTCCACCCTAACGGTGCAGCCCATGAACCCCTTGATAACCTCAGTGTGATGGTTATTCCAGCGACTGTCCAGACTAGGGCGTGAATTTATTCCCATTAGTACAGGTACCAAGGAAGAACTGGCTCGGTAAGTTCCGGCGTGCGGTGAGCAGTTGGGTAGACAAGCTCAAAGAACTCAAAACCCTCTTCAGCTAGTTCAGCGCGTCCCCACTGGATATAACGTGCGCCGTTAGCTGCCCACTCTTTCTGAACCTTAGCGCCGTCTGTCTCCAAATCCTGTGAGACAATAACCTTGCTGATTAGTGCCTCAGAGTTACCGACAGCTGTCATAGCTAGACCGGCAGCATACAGAGCATTGCCTTTACCGATGACTATAAAAGTTTGTAGCTGCTCATCGGAGAACAGATACTCGTCTTTAGCCTCACCGAATACTTGATCTGTGTCGGGGATGAGAACTCTGACCTGAGCTACGGTTGCGTCTGCCATTGGGTTCCTAACGTTAATACTTAATTTTACCACGAGAACTAAAAAGGCCCCGCACCTGTTCCCGTTTACAGGAAGGTGCGGGGCCGTGCACCAGCTAGCCGAGAGTTAACTAACTGACGTTTTTAGTTATTAGGTACCGACACCGGTACTTGCGGCCATAGTCTCTGTCGCAATTGCCGCTGCCCCCACATAGTGCTTAACTCGAAATTGAATATCGTCGGTCTCGAATGAACCTTCGAGTCCTGGGACTGGTCCGCCGCCGAGGTACTGTCCACCCTGAGTCGCAATGCGAAGCTCCGGTGTACCGCGTCCACGAATCTTCGAGAACACAACAGCTGGGCGAGTTCCACCTGATGCTGCGGGAAGCAGGTACCAAGTAGTGTTCGCGTTAGCGCTGAGGTCGATGATAGGCAGCCACGGGTTAACAACCACAGTTACCTCAGACACCGGGTTAGCGATGTTGTAGGTACCGTTAATGTCAGTAACCTGTAGACCAGAAATGCTCGTGATCTGCTGCGCGTGCGCTGCGAGAGCCGGTGGCACCATCAGGATAAACTTGCTAACGACAACCGGGTTACCATTGAACTTGCGAGCGCGGATAGCATTCATTGCATCCAACAGAGGCTGAATGTCAAGTGACGGGTTACCGGCGATAAGGTTAGCACCAGTAAAGGTAGTCGTGTTCGGTCCGGTAGCTGACGCTAGAACCTCAGTCGCAGTGATGTCCTCAGTGTTACCAGCAAGGAAAGCAAGCTCCTGTGGAAGTGACTCTAGCACACCCCACTCATCGTTCAGCAGCATTTCGAAGCTGAATGAAACACGGGCACCGAACTTCTTGACGGTCCAGCTACCCTCTGAAGCTGCGAAGCTGAAGGTAGGGAACTCAGTAAGCTCAGGGACACGAGGCAGACCACCAGGAACGGTGTTCTTTCCACCGTTAGCTTCAGGCAGGTTGCTGTAGTCAGGGAAGAAGCTGTAGTAGCTCTGCGGGCGCAAGTTCTGCACGTCGTACGGCTTGGCGTACTGAGTCCACACAGACTGGATGCGCTCGTACTGCCCTAGGACGGCACGGTTGGTTACGGCCTGGAAGGCTGCGGGAAAGTCACTGGTTGAGTGAGATTCCTCAGTCTCGTAGATGCCCTCAATTTCGTACTTGATAGCATCCTGTGCGCGGCGCTTGCCCTTAATGGCCTGGTCCATCAGATCACTGATCTGCTGGATACGCTCGTTTTTAATAGCCATTAGTTAGCAATCCTTACGATAACAGACTGGTTCGCAGTGCTGCCCTTGGCAGACAATGCGTGTCCGAACAACTGGTTGCCAGAGGCACTAGGTGTTAGAACATAGGTTCCGACAATGATGTACACCGGGTCACCAATTGCGAGAGTAGTTGTCGTAGACACTGGGAAGCGGAAAGCTCCCTTTAGTGCTACGCTTGCGTAACCCTCTTCATTAGTAACAAGGTCACCCTCATTAGTTTGTGCCACACCGTTCAGTCCACCGACACGAACGGGGCTACCTGAAAGGGTGCCGTTCAGTACAGGGAGAGAAAGGTAATCGGCATCCTTGTATACTTCGTTTTTCGCCATTACTTGTTCCCCTTAACTACCCATGCACTAGGTAGTGTGATTTCAGACTTAGCAGACTCTTCAACGTCGCCTTCGTCCTCTACGATGCCCTCAACAGCGGCAGTCTCTTCAGACTCAACCGGAGCACCCTTGGCAGCAATAAATGCCTCCATCAGCGCACGGTCCTCATCGGAAATCGCGGTTACTGGGGCGACAGCCTCTTCCACCACTACCTCTTCGGACTCAACCTTCTCAGCCTTAGTATTAATTTCGGCCAGAAGTGATTCCTGAACCTCAGTAATACGTGCGTTGGTGGCTTCACCGAGTGCAGTAATGGCTTCGAGAATCTTAGTCTCGTCCATATTTTCTGTTCCTTCGATAATTTCGATTTGCGCTGATTCGAGAACTTCTACAAGCCCCCCGCCAGCACCTGCTCTTACTACAAGATCAACTGATCTGGCACTAAGAAGTGATTCAGCGATACGACCGCCGCGCCCAGCTTCTGTTCCACGGTAAAAATTAGTTTGCGCTCGGATTGACAGCCCAACATGCTCTGCCATAGCCTTTACTGCGCTTTGGTGGTGTTCGAAAATCTCCACTTCAGCGAACAGGCTCTGTTCCTCTGCATCCCACACCGCGTCGGTCGCCAGTATTCCTGCAAAGTTCTGCACAGAGCCGAAAGGCTTCGATGCTTTCTCTTCAGCGGTCTGGTGATCGAGAAAAATGGGCGTACCAGCTTTAAAGACGGTTGACCCGTCGCGCTGCAAAACTTCTGCGGGGTAATACATCTGGGCACCCCAGCCCGCTTTAATTAGTCGCGCCTTCCAGCGCTTACCAATCGGGGCCAGCGCTGAAGATTCTGTGACTTCGAATTCTTCAAGCTCCATGTACTAATTTTAGCATACTTTTTAACAGGTAGAATTACTTACCTGTCATGCTCTTCTTAGCAGCAGCTTCTACTTGCCCTCTACCTGAATTAATTGAGCCCACAGCACCATTGACACCCTGACCGGGCACCTTAGCAGGCTGCGACTCCGCAACCTTCTGTGCAGTCTCAGCTGCCTTCTCTGCGGCCTGAATCTCTGGGGCTACAGGCAGACCACTCTCTTCCCCTGGTACCATCTTCAGTGTCTTCAGAGTTTCATCGCGAGCTTCCTGCTGGAATAGCAGACCACCATCGTAGGCAAGCTGGACTGACTGCACACGGCGGTGAGTTTCGTCCTCATCGATCTGCCCCCATGTGACTTCTACGTCTTTGTCGTCCCAGAACTCGAACAGTTCAGCAAACGCCTCTCCCCATACCTGCTGACGGGAAGACATAGCTTTGAGGGTAGTAACAGGCATAGCGCCCGGTGTACCATCGGGTAGTACGTCAGTCTTCGACACCTGTAGACCGGCAGCAATAGCCACAGCTAGAGCTTCACCAGAATCAAAGTCTACAGCACTAGCGTTAAGTGCTGTAGGTATAAGATTGGTGTCCGTGTTGGTTACGGCCATACCGCCGATGTTGAGTGATTCACCCGTAATAGGGTCACGCATAGGAGCTTTTGCATAGGCAGCAGCAGCGGAATTAGCAACACCAGCGCTGGTGGCCTGTACCTGGTAGGCGATACGAGAGTATGCCTTGACCAACGTTACGTTGTCTTCCAGGTACTCTTTGTACACTTTAGCGAAGAAAATTACCGGCATGATGTCGGGGATACCCCATGACCAGCCGATTTGCTTGTTCACAGCTACGTGCTGAACAACATAGTCCTGATCGACGCCGAACTTAGCCAAGCGCTTTGGTAGCCCCTGGTTATGATCCTCTAGGTACTTAGCATACCCCATGCTCGGGTAGTAGAGTATCTTTGTCTCTACCTTTTCTGAGCCGTCATCGAGCAGCGTGCGCTTGGTTTCCCACTCACGCTTGTAGTACCATACCTCTTCCTGGTTATCAGGGTTAGAGACACGCCCAACGATCTGGTCTAGAGGGATACGTATGATCGGCTTATCAGACCTAGATACCGCACGGAATACGTTACCATCGGTCGCAAGGGCACGCTCTTGTTCTTCGTAAGCTTGGGGGGAGAATAGCCGCTTGCGGTTAGACTCGATGAGCTTCTTGCTGGTTTTTTCGAGGTTTTTGAACTCGACACCACCACTCCAAACATAGGAGATACGAGACTCTACACCTTTCTTAACGAAAGGGTTTACTGCTTCTACGGCACGGGCTATCTTGGCTACGTTCTTTACTGTAGCCAACGGCATTTCTACCGCATCACCCTGCGCCAAACCGCCAGACCAGCCAATGTTATCGAAGGCGTCTGCTACTTCTAGTAGGGACTCTTCGAGGTCCATAATGCGCTGATCGGACTCTCTAAGGGCATGACGGATTGCCTGTTCCGTGTAATCGGGGTCCAGATCAAAGCGTTTTCCGCTATTAAGGAAGTCTAAAATGCCCATTGGCTAATTATACCAGTTAAAAAGCACCAAGTGGTCCGTACTTCATTCCTGCTATTCCAGCTACTTCAGCGGGGTCGAACGAAATCTTATCGCCAACATCGTAGTAAGCTAGTGGACTGTTCAACAGCTGCTCGATAGGCGCAGCTGCATAGATAGCAGCATCCGAATAGTCAGGGGACTTGATACCTCGTGAGGCCATGTCCTCCTTGCTTTCGATTTGCAGCGAACGCCAGTTGTTCTTAAAGTGGTACTGAATTCCTAGTAGCTCATCTTTAAGGTTACCGTCATCGTAGTCAATGTCGATCTTGCCGTCATCCATTTGCTGACGTAAATCATCGTGCCACCAGGCACGAGAGTTGCGCCAGCGGTATCTGTCAGGTGTCGGCCCTGAACCATTCATGCCGATAACTTTGTATGAACCCTCAGAGCGCAGCTGCACCATATCTTTAATCGGAGCACCCAGCCCTGAAATGTCGATACGTACCTCCCCAGCCATAGTTTCTAGCGCAGTCTGGTGAATCCAGTTAGCAACCTCTACACCATCGGCCTTAGACTTAGCTTTCAGGAATCTAACCTGCTTGCCCCGCACATTGGCTGATTCGCGGAATCCCAAATGGTTGCGGCTCTCGGAAACCAACGGGCCTAGCTCCGCACCCGTTTCGTTATCTATGCGCCACACAGTGCCCTCTTCAGCACTGTATATAGTTGAGTAGTCATCACCGAAGCGGGCAACGTCCACACCCAGTACTGGGCGCTTGCCTCTGTCCGGCTTGACAACTGTGTGGACACCTTTGTCTATTGTTCCCTGTGAAAACAGCGAGTTAGCAGATTGGGTTGGGAACTCGCCCAGCACCTTGCTAGCGTAGCGCGGGCTGTCCTCGCCCCACATACGCTTGTGCTGCTCCACCCACGATTCCTGAATCAAGAATGGGCGTAGCTCATCAGGAATGTCATCATCGATACCCTGCCCACGAGTTAAGTTAGGCGAGTCGAATGCACTGATCGAAATGTGATGCCACTCAGGGCTGACCTTAACATCATTGAACATCTTACCAAAATAAGTGTTCGGGTCATCGGGGTTACCGATAGCAAGAATACGCGAGTTGGCCGTCGTAGTGATAGCCTCAACAGCGGTAAACAGGTTCTCATTAATTCCGCAAGCTTCATCCACAAGTACCAGCACGTACTTTTCGTGGATACCGTTAAATGCGTGCATGTTGTTGTCTGCGGGCTTACGTCCGAACCCAGCCTGAACTGTACTGTCGGGCATAGGAATCTGCCACTTGTCAGAAATAGTAATATATCCTGGTAGCGGGTTGCCGCGAGACTTCGCAAGCTCATGGTGCTTACCAATTTCTCGCCAAAGTACCGAGTGAATCTGTGCGTAGGTAGGCGCAGTGGTAACAACGATAGCTTGACCTACCGGGTGGGTGGCAACCCACCAACACGCAATAATACTGGCGGTTAGAGATTTACCGGAACCGTGGCAGCTTCGCACAGCGGTGTGCGGGTTGTTGACAACAGACTCACAAATTTCACGCTGCTTCGACCATAGGTGGATGCCTAGTATGTCCTTAGCCCACAAAGCAATATCTTGGCGGTATATTGCAGCTTGTGAGGCTTTGCGCATTTCTGCGATAGCCTGATCAATAACATTATTAACGACCTCTTCCATTAGGCGTTACCTACGTTACTTTCAATCTGCTTCTTAGCTGACTCCAGCTGGGTAGCTGCCCACGCCTCCCACTGCTCATCCGTCATTTTACCGGGCAGCATCTGCTTAAAGCTTTCCAGCAAGGTTCTGAGCGAATTAATGTATAGTGCTGACTGGTACTGGGTAGCCCGTACAATCTCGTTAGCCTCAACCTCT